GTGTTGCGGGAAGCGGGCTTGCACTTTCCTTTTTTATGTTTTTATAAGTTACTGATTATTAATTGTTTATGTTTTTTTTATGATGACATATTTATAAAAATGACTGTCATATTTTGGGGTTTTGTCATTTTTTTGTCATTTTTTTTATTCTTCAAATGTTTCAATTAAGGCCATGTTTTTATCATAATTGAAATACCTATCTTTTACAACCATTCCTCCAAAGCTATTTCTTGCACGGTATTTTATTTTTACTTGGATGTAGGTTTTTTCTTCTTTTGTTTGCTTTGTAAAGTTTGATTTATGTTCAATTTCTTGATATGAATCAGGATCTTTTAAATTTTCTTTGATAAATTTTTCTGAGAAAAAATACATTTTAAATAATAGTTCTTCTTTTGCTTTTGCTGTACTATCAGATTTTTCTTTTTTAATATCAGCCTCTGATTTTGGTGCTATAAATAGGCCTATAATATTTATTATAATAATTATTATGACTGCAAAAAAAAGATACTTTTTCCATTTTTGACTTTTCATATTGGGTATATGATTTAAAGTTTAATTATAATTTTTGATCAACTATTCGGATGGCCTTCCAGACTGCTTTTATTTCTGTGCTTTTTATTGAAATAAAGCCTGAGTTTTGATTGTCTGAGTATAAAGTTAGGCGGCCTGTTGTTTGAAGTTCGTTTTCTTTTATGCGTTTTACACAGAATTTTGAATCAAATGCTACTGCGTATATGCCACTATTGATATAAACAATATCTCCTAAAGGTATTGATTCAACTAATACTTTTGAGCCATCATTGATCGTTGGCTCCATCGAATTGCCTTCGATTTCGATTACTATTTGATTTGGTTTTGGATGTTCGTTGTTTGCGAAATAAACTGGAAATCTTTCTTCTAATGTGAAATTTTCTGGATTTAGTTTTTCAACAAATGAGGCAGTTGCCTTCACGGTTAAATATGGTATGTAGTGAATGTTTGAAAAAGCTTCTTTTGTCTCTCCTCCATACTGTAAAAAACTTGCTGAAGTCTGAAAAATTTCAGCCATTTTTTCAATTTTTTTTCTTTCTGGGGGAGAAAAGTTCCCTTCCCAATTTGATATTGATGTTTGTTTTACATCAAGTAAATCTGCTAATTCTTTTTGTTTGTATCCTTTTTGAGTTCTCAAAGAACGAATTCTTTCTCCTATTGTATTCATGTGAAATATTTTTTATAATAAATATCAAAAAAATTGATATGCATCAAAAAAATTGATATATTTGTGCGTCGTAATATTACAGCGTAAATCTACGGTGTATATAATTATAAAACTATAAAATTTAATGAAAATGAAACAGTATGTGGAAATGCCTGAAGGTACTCAATTGACTCTTGAATGGTGGAGAAATGAGTTTGATAGGTTATTTGAATTAGCTCCTGATTTTCAAAGAAAATCACTAATAATTTATGATAGTCATTTTATAACTGCGATTGGCAAGGATGACATTCGTAATGTAAAAGCAAAAAAGGCAAGTTATGAAAAAACTAGAAGGGTTGTTTTAGCACTAGAAAAATTAGTGAAAGATACTGATAAGCATAAAAAAACAATTGAAAGAATAATGAAACGACAAAACTTAGTGGCATAAAATGAATATGGAAGCTTTTATAATTGTGATTTTGACATTTTTAGGCAGCTATTTACTTACAATAGTAGCAGGCCTATTTAAAGAAAAAAACAAAGATTCACTCAAGAATTTTGAACCTTTTAATCTTAAGGAATATGCAAATAGAAAAAAAAATTGATTTAGCCTATGTAATTGAATCGATCCAAACAGGCACGCTAAAACAGGAAGAAGTTTATGCGGCTAAGGAAATTATAGACAACGAAATAATGCAATGTGAAAATATTCTTACTGACGACGAAACTGAGCTTCATTCAAGAAGAGAGTTTGTATTAAAACTTAAAATTCTAAGAAAATCTAAAAACAGACTATAATGAACAATATACATTTAATGCGGCCCACTACTCCTGGGCAAATTTATGAGCTTTTTTTGGCTGGTAAATTAAATGATTCTGATTTTGAATCGGCTTTGGCAATTATTGAAAAGCAGGTAAATATGCTTTCTATAATATTGAGACAATGTGAAAATTGGCAGGTTGAAGATATTGTAATTGAATTAGAAAAATATAAGATTCTTCATTATAGAATGAATGAATCTCAAAGAAAACCTTTTCAAGGACAGAAGGTAGGAGAACATTTGATTTTGGCTGATAGAAATTGGAAAAATGCGGAATTATGCTCATCAAATGACGAGCGTTTAGTACATATAGTTAAATCGTTGGGTAATGTGTGTAACGCTGGGATTGATCCAATAGAGTTCATTGTGTCTAAGGTTAGACATATAATAATTACAGCATGAATAGGGAATATTATGAGCTTGCTGTGCTTCATGGCATGCTTACATTCAATGACATGAGGGCAGTTGGATATTTGAAGCCATCGAATTTTATTTTTAAGACGGCTGATGTAGATAACTCTAAGATTTTTGAGGTGCTATGCAGTTCACTGGATTTTGATGCTCGATTAAAGGCATTCAGGAAGGTTGCTTGGTCATTGATTTATTCATGTCTTTCGATTGAAAGGGGATATATGTGTGATTATCTGGGGGTGAATACTCCTAAATATTGCCTGCTGATTTTGGAGCAAGTTTTTAAAGCTTCTGTAAAAGAAAAATTACAACTACTTTCTACTGATGCTTTGTATGCTCCGATTGTACAGAATGTTTTTGCAGAGATTGAATTGAGTGACATGGATTGCTTTGATATGGCTGATAATGTTTTGTCCTATTTTAGAACAATTAATTTTGAGGCTGGTGTGCTTTGCTTTGAAGATTTGATTGAAAATATTGATAAGCGAGTGAGGCAGATTAATCAAAATTTTGAGATTGATATGCTTACTACTCGTTTGAGTAGGCATTGTGATGGTGCTGGAAAGAAAGATTATATAGGGTATTTGGATACTATTAAATTAGGTATATCGGTATGAGTTTTACGGATTTTTTAAAAATAAAAACAGAAGCCCCGACAATTACGAACGAAGCTTTGGAATATGAGCGAAAGATTCGTGAAACTGTTGGGCTTTTTCCTTTGCATGTTTTTCATGATCGCATTAAGCCATATATCGATATTTTGGCTACTGATTATGATTTGCCACGATCTTACATAGGTACTATGTTTTTGACTGGTTACTCTAGTGCAATTGGTACTGCTGCGGTTGCTTGTGAGGGTCAGGATAATATGTCGTTTTTTCCGATTTGGTCGTGTCTTGTTGGTATTTCGTCGGCTGGTAAGTCGTTGGTGAATAATAAGGTGCTTGGGCCACTATATGAAAAGCAGGCTGAGTATGATAAGCAGTGGGCGGAAGATGTGCAGGATATGGAGGCCAGTGCCAGGGTTAAAATGCAAATGAAGCAGCTAATTATTAGGGATGTACATGTGCCAACAATTATGCGATATGTGATGCCTGATAATCCGAAGGGAATCATGAAGGATGCGGATGAGATACTCGAATGGATTAATGGTATGAATGCGACGAGTAAGAATGGCAAAGAGGGAACGGATGAGCAGTTTTATTTGAGTTCGTGGAATTGTCGGAAGTATTCTGCCATCCGTACGATGAAGGATAAGTATGTGATTGGGCGGCCTTTTATTAATGTTACTGGGGGTGTGCAGCCTAGTGTGGCTCCGAAACTTTTTGCTAATAATAGGGATACGACTGGTTTTATATTTCGGGTTTTGTTTGCTCCTCCTGAAAGGCATAGAATTGCGAGGCCCAATTTTAGGAAAGAACTGCCGAAGGAGTTGACGGATTTGCACAGAATTGTGATGCGGATGCTGGTAGAAAAGTTGCAGGTAGAAAGCGATGAGCAGGTGCCGTGGAAATTTATGATTACGGAGAAGGCCAGTGCGATGAAAAGGAAGTGGGAGGATGAATTGGTGGGTAAAATTAACCTAATGTCAGACTTGTATGACGTGGAAGTACATAGCGGTATATACGGTAAGATACAGGAGTACATAAATCGGTTTGCGGGCATTTTGGCCGTGACTGATGTGGCTTATAATAATTATAGTAGGGGCCAATATTTTTTCTTTACTGAAAAGCCTGGGGTAATAGATGAAGATATAATGGCGAGGGCTTTGGAGCTTTCAATGTACTATTATAAGAGTGCTGCTGAGACTCATAGAATAGTTAGTGTGGATCTAACTGTACCGACTAAGGTGGTAATATTGGCTAATTTGTTTAGGCAGGGTCAGAGCTTATCAAAGATGGCGGAGAGTTATTTTGGTGATAAGGATTTGAAGGTAAAAATGTCTAGGGAATTGAATAAACTGGTGAAGAAATACCCTAGGATATTTGGATCTAGAATATAGTTTTCAATGTGTATGTAAGATATGTTACGGTTTTTTGTGTTACGGCTTGTGTTAAAGCATTGATAATTAAATAGTTATGGAGTTTTAGGCCGTAACAAATCGTAACATTTGGATGATTAACTGATTGATTATCAGTTAGTTAAGAATGGTAAATCGTAACACTTTTTGTTACGGTTGCCGTAACAAAAAGTGTTACGGTTTTGAAAAGTTAAGTTGCTTATTATTAGCGTTTTACGGAGTGCAATGTTACGATTTGTTACGGCTGTTTTTGGCTTAATCTGTTGATTATTAGTGCTTTAGGTGGTATCGTAACAGAAAAAATCGTAACATTTTTTATTAAATAGAAGCAAAAACGTAAACTGTTGATTATTAATGATTTAGATTGGTTGGTGTAAAAATGGTATAGATATTATAGATATGAGTATAAAACAGCAAATTGTCGTGAAGTTGAATGTGCATGGGGTGGTTATATCAGGTAATGATTTAGAGGGTTATTTGTTTGAATATAAGAAAAAATATAAGGGCAGGTTTAAGGGTATTGATTTACTTTTTGATATGCTTGATTATGAGGAGTGCTTTACAGATTTTTTAATTTATATAAACCTAAAACAGTAGTAAAAATGAAAATGAAATTGACAGAAATTAATGAGCTTAAAAGTTTTAAAAGCAGAATGATTGAAGAAAAAACAAATTTACTTTTTAGCAATATTTCATCTGGGAAAACTGATGTGGCTGATATACATGATATACAGTGTGATATTAAGGTTTTGAATGGACAATTAAAGATTTTGGATTTGGTAATGGGTTTGAAATCATGAAAAAAAGTATTGAAATATGTGGGCATCAATGCTTGAAGCTCAGGGGTTATGAATGTTCGGCTTGTAAGCCTGTGGATGATGCTTCAATGATGATAGGTGATATTGCTAAAATAAAAATTATTGATGCAGTTAGTAAGGCTTTACAAACTAAACAAGAGCATGACGTGAAAGTTGCTGAAAGTTTGTTGAAAAGTATTTGTTTTAGAGAGAGACAAAGTTGGCTTTTGTTTATTTTTAATGAGTTAATTCCTGCGTTGGATGGTTCGATCAATGTAGTTGATGAATTAAATATTGTTGAATGCCAATACTGTAAAAAAGAGCTTAAAAATATTACTGGTTTGAAAGCTCATCTAGGAGTGAAGCACCAGGATATGAAATTAGAATGGAGTGGTAAATTTTGAAAATTAAATTTATTAAAATATGTCGCAAGTAAATCATCCATCTCACTATGGTGGTGAGAATAACGAATATGAAGCCTTTAAAGTAATAAAGGCTTGGCAATTAGATTTTTGGCTTGGTAATGCGGCGAAGTATATATGTCGTGCTGGAAAGAAAGATGATATGGTTCAAGATTTAAAAAAAGCGAAGTGGTATATTGAACGAAAGATTTCTTTTTTAGAGAATGAAAAAAAATGATTTTAGAACAAATATGTTGATTAGGGTTGAAGAATAAAGTTAAATGCCATCGGCTTTGCTGGTGGCGTTTTTTGGCATTCTTCGAGTTATAACCTGTAAAATAACAATTACTTTTTTTATTTTTACAAAACCAGATTATATCATGGAGCTTAATTTTAAACAACTTGACAAAAATAAAAGGCCGTTTGTGTATATCCCTTTGGAGGATATGGTTATAAGGTATTTTTTGAGGGAGTATGGTGATCAAAATTGTATACATGGTAGAGCTGATGGTGTATTTGGTGGGGTAGTTTCTTTGATGGCTGAGAAAAGGCCTTATAGGCAAATGCCGCTAAATAGGCGTTTGAAAGGTCATAAATTAAAATTGATTCTGCCAGACGATTACAGGCATGCTACTATTACTGAAAATGCAGTTCTGTCGGTATCATGTCATTTTAATATGATATTTAGGATAAATTTTTTGGCGTTTGTAAATGGTGCTTATATGAATGGCAGTTCTGTTAATGCGGCAGTGAAAAAGTTTTTGGATGTGTATGGAATTGGGGTTGATGAATGGTCGGATGATACGGCTAGGAGATTTTATCGGTATCATGCTGAAAAAAGCAAAAATAGTATTGATTTTAGTAAAAATAAATCAGGTGTTTTTGTCCAATAAATTTGGTGTTTTTGTCCAAGGTTATTTATATAGAATTTAAACTTTTTTGATATGGCTGGTATTTTTGATGTTCCTTTTTCGGCGGCAAGTAATTTGCCAGAACTGAATCAAATTAAGATCCTGGATGTTCAGGATGTTGTTGATTTTTTTGAGCCTGATTTGTTTTTAAATGCGAATGATGATGGTGGGCATGTTTTTCCAAATAGATATATATCTGTGAAGTCTGGAAATGGTTTGAGCCGATTATGGTTTTTACCTGGGCTTGGTACATATAAGGAAGAAATGGTGGAGAATGTGCATGGGGTTTCTTGGAAAACAACTGTTGGTATAAAACTTTCTGGAGATTCGGCGGTGGTTAGGAGAGTAATTGAAAAAATGAAGGGTCGGAGGTTTTTGGTTTTTGTGATGGATAATAACTCACAAATAAGGCTAGTAGGTACTTTGGCAATGCCTGCAAAGTTTGGGGTTGAGTTTTCGGTTAATGGGTTTAAGAGTAGAAATTTATCTTTTGTTTGTGAAAGTAGAAATCAGCCTTATTTCCTAAATACTTGGGATGAAAAGGAATTGTTTGGCCCTGATTTTAGTGATGAATTTAGCGATGACTTTTTTTCTGATGGGACTATTGCGATTTTGAGGCCAGTAATAAAGTAATATTATTTTTTAAAAAATCCTTGTTTATAGGCGTTTTGGTAGCAAAACGCCTTTTTTTATGTCCTTTTTGTATGCATATTAATTGACATTTTTTGCATCGTGAATAAACTTTTTTAGGGATGCAGGCAATTTTTAGCGAAAAATATTTAAGTATTGAGGGCGATTATTTATCAAATCTTTTGATCAATAATCGTTACAATAGTTTTGTTGGTGCTGATGTGAAAGTGCCTGAGGTGCAGATGAAGAGTATTGAAAATGATTTGGATAGTAGGGCATTGAGTTACTATTTGAATATAAATACTGAAGCTGTGAAAGGTGGATTTGTTGCTATTATACCAGTTGAAGGTACTTTGAGCCGTAATATGGATTATGGTGGGGTAAGTACTAATTGGCTAAAGACTCAGATTGCTTATGCTGCTGGGAATGCAAATGTGATTTCGATAGTGCTAAAGATCAGCTCACCAGGTGGGGCCGTGAATGGTGTGAGTGAGGTAGTTGCTGAAATGAATGCAAGTAAAAAACCAATTTTGAGTTATATCAGCTATTGCGGATGTTCGGGTGCTTATTTGATTGCGAGTCAGGGCCAGGAGGTTTGGATTGATAGTGCAAAAACTACGGCAGTTGGTAGTGTGGGTGTGTATTCTGTTTTGATTTCTCAGTTTGAGATGATGCAGAATGCTGGGATTAAGGCTAAGATTTTGAGATTTCCTGAAAATAAAGCTTTGCTTCATCCGTATGAGGCTTTGGATGAGAATGATCCGATGATAAAGGCGGCGATTGATAAAGAGATGATGGTGGTGAAGATGATGCGTGAGGAGATGTTGAGCTTGATTGTGAGTAAACGGCCACAACTTGCTTCGATTGATGGTGATGTGTATTATGGGCGTGAGGCGATAAGATTGGGCCTTGCTGATAAGGTGGGAAGTTTTGATGCATCAATTACGAGAGCTGCATTTTTGGGTTTGCAGGCAAAGGTGTGATTTTTTTACTTTAATAAATAATTATGGAATTTTCATTTAGAAAAATGGGTGCGGCGATTGCTAACTTCTTTACTGGGAATCCTGAATTGGAATCTCACCAGCAGCAGTTTGTGGATGCGATGGCAGAAGATGTGCAGGATGTGAATACTCAGATGAGTGTTTTGCTTGGGCAGATTGATGTGTTGACTGGTGAAAAATTGGCTTTGAAGGCTGATTTAGATAGCCAGGTTGCACAGGTGGTAAGTTTGAAGGCTGATGCTGACAAATATGCTGAAATTAAATATGAGTTTGCACAGTTGAAGGCTTTTGAAGAAAATAGAATGCAAGCTTTAGGGGTTGTGTCTGATGATGCGGGTCAAGGTAGCAAATCAAATGTAAATAATGCTAAGGTGGCAGAATATGAGCGTTTGAAAGGGAATTTTCCAAACTTGACAAAAGGTTTACTGTAATATTTTAGTGTAATATTTTAACTTATAAAAATTAAATAAAATGGCTTTAGTTGATAACAGCCTTTTGGCTGCAAGTTTGAAAGAGAATAAAATGGATTTTGAAAAAATCTTTTCTCTTAAAGTACGTGATGGTTTTGCAGCAGCAAGAAGAACTATGACGCCAATGGGTATTGATCAAAAGGTTTCTTTGAAAAGAGATTTTTTGACAAATCTTACTCAGCCTGGTAGAACTGGTGCAATAAATAACAGTACTGATTTTATTTCACACAAAGAAAGAATCCCTGAATTGAAGCCTGCTAAGGTTGATATGTACATGGATGAAGTTGCTTTGTATAATTTGCGAGTTTCTTTTTTAAATAATTTAGCTCCTGCTGATGTAAATGATATTTATTCGATTGCTGGTCAAGAGCATATCATGGGCAAGGTGATTGGACAAATTGGAAAAGAGGTCATGGCTGCAGTTTACAAATCTGCTTTGGGTTATGCTGCTTCAGGTAATACAACTGCTTTTCAGGGTGGTTTGAACTTGTTTGATGGTTTAGGCGTGAAGTTTTTGACAGGATATGCTACAAGTGGGACTGGTTGGGTTGGTGATATTCCTGGTGCCAATAAAGTAACTGCGGCGGCTTCTTTGACAGAAAGTAATGTGATTGCTGAGTTAAAGAAAATGTTTGAGTTGATTTATAGCACTGCTCACATGTATGATGTGGCGATTTCGGATGCAGCTGAAGATGAAAATGCTTTGATTATTCCTCCTGCGTATTTCTTAGCGATGGTAAATGCTTTGGATGCTTTGACATATAAATCAAATCAACTTGTAGAGCAGGGGCCAGATGGTGTTTATCGTTTTAAGGCTTTGCCAAATGTGAAAATTAAGCAAGAGACTTTTATGAGCGGCGTAGATAATATGTTTTGGACTCCAAAAGCCAATTTGTTTTATCTTCACTCAATGGCGAGTAATGATATTACTTCAATAAAGTTTCAGGAGCAAGGCCGTGGTGTGCAGATTTTGATTGACTGGGAACAGAATGTTGATTATGCTGATGGTCGTTTGATTGCTTTGTACAAATAAAATTAAAGCAGCTCAGCAATGGGCTGCTATTTATAACTTTTTAAAATTATAGAAAAATGGCTGGAATGACAAAACCATTAAGACCTATTAAGCCTGGATTATCAAATCTTGGGGGTGGTATTAAATTGCTTTTATATACTTTAGATCAGTTTACGGCAGATGTAGAATGGCCGAAACGTGCGGATATTCTTACTGGAAAATCGATTGTGCCTCCTACGATTATAACGACGGAGACTGCGGCCCGTGTTATTTTCGATATAAATAAGGGTGTAAAGATGAAATCTAATGGTAAAGGGCCAACGACTAACCAGGTGTATGATCATTCTTTCGAGGGTGCTGTGATTACGGGTTATACTGCTGAGCAGAATGAAGCTTTAAACAATATTTATAATACGCCATGTGTTGCTATTTTTGTTTTGGCGGATGGTTCTAAGGTTGTATTGGGTAGTACTTTTAAGCCTTTGATGATTGAGTCTGACTACGATTCTGGGGCTATGAGTGCGGATATGAATGGTACTACTTTGAAAGGGATGAGCATTCAGCCTCTGGATTTTAGACCAGTGATTTTAGGCTCAGCTGTGACGATCGCTGAAACTACAATTCCAGCTTACTCGTAAGATTAATTTTGATTTCTAAATTAGGTTTTTTATGAAAAATCCAAAAATAAAAAAACAATATTTAGGACTGGTAACGATTCCGATACTCAAAGATGGCTTTGAGTATCGGGTTGATCTTAATGCCCAAACTACGGAAGAAGATATAAAACTTGTCTCAGAAAATGAGGTAGGTGTTACATTTTTGGAAGAAGGTGCAATAAAAGAAAAGCCAGCTCCTGTAAACTAATATTATTATGTCAAAAAAGAATAATGATCCAGTGATTGAAGATACTGAAATTGCTGATGATGTATATACTGAGGTGATTGAGACTGAAGAAGAATCTGAAATTATACAAGTGATTGTGGCAGTAAAAACTGTTAAAGATTCAGTACTTAAGGTATTGGGTGGTGATGCTGAAAAATTATTTGTGCAGCTTGAAGCTGCTTTGGAGTTTAAGAAAAACCAAGATGATTTTTTGCATATAAATGCTGAAGAAGCAGCTGCAAAGCAGGCTGAAAAACGTGATGCTGAAGTTTTAGCAATGCAGGAAGCAGCAGCACAAAAGCTTGAAGAATTGAATGCAAATGTGACTTTATAAAAGTGAAATTTATTTAAAATTAAAAAAAAATGCTCAGCTAATGTCTGGGCATTTTTTGTAAATTATAAACTATATGATAAATTTTACAAATGGATGTAAAAGTTTGAGAGAATATTTGATTGAAAATGATTTTAATGTGGATCAGTTAAATATTTTTCTAGAAAGATATATAAATAAAGAATGTCAAGATGATGGCGTGATGGCTGAAAATTATCAGCTTTTTGTTTATAAGGAGATTATTTCAAATTTTATTGAGTTGATTACTAAAGAAGATGGGCATTGAAATACAAATAAATCAGCAAATAACTAACGTTAAAATGCTTGAGACATTTTTTCGGTTGGGCAGGTGTTCTATTGATGATTTGAATTATGAGCGTGAAAAACTAAAAAAGTTGGAGCTGGAAATTGATGTTGTGAAGCAAGAAAAAGAAGTACTGCCACAAAAGCAAATGAAAGCTCCAGTTGTAGTAAACACTAAAACTACTCCGATAAAACAACAGCTTTTGCAGGATATTAGAAAATTGAGAACTAACCAGGCTGAAATATCAAATCAGCTTGGTGAAGTACCAAAAAATAAAAATTGTCAGCATTTGACAAGTCAGTCCATTGCCTATACTTTTGAAATTGAAAAGCTTTGGACAAAGTACAGGTATTTAGAAAAAAATGGAGTTTTACCTGAAGAAAATAATGAGATTGAGGAAGAGAAATCAGTTGAATTATTGAGGCTTGAGGCTGAGCGAAAAAAGTTTTCTGAAGAACGAAGTAAGCTAAAAAAGAAAATTGCTGAAGTTGGAAACACAGAAAAACTGCAAGAAAAATGGGTAGCTAGAAAATATGTAGTAGATGGAATTATACAAGATTTAGATGGAAAAATAAGATCTTTGAAATAATGTCCTTGCTAAAAAATTATGTCAGATACAATTTTGTGTTTGACATTTTTTTTATGGATATGACTGATATAGTGGCGTTGACAAATACAGATTATGAAAAAAGGCGTGAGGGTAGGCTTGATAAATTTTTAGATTATTTAAATCCAGACATTGAAAGAAAGTTGGGTAAGAAAGAGCAGATCTATTTTAATCTGATGCAAAAATCTTTCAATTGGCGTACTATGTTTTTTTCACCTGAACAGGTGAGAAGAATGTTAATGCAGGAACCAAAAGATGAAAATGGGGGAACGTATTCTTATTCTATGGCTTGTCAGCTGTATGCTGATATGGAGTATATTTTTGGTAAGGATATGAAGTCAGACAAGAATCTGATGAATAGAATTATATCTGAGCATTTGTACAAAGCTTTACAATTAGCTTATCAGGATAAAAAAGCTTCTGATATTGAAAAGGCGGAAGTGATTCTAAAAATTACGGATAAAATAGCTAAAGTAAATAAGGTTTATGATAATGATGGATTCTTGAGTCCTGAAATGGTAATGCCTCAAATGCTAAATATATTAATAAAATCTACTGCCACAACAAATAACAATGTAATACTTCCTCCAAAAGCTCCGACTGAAAATGAATAATAAAGCTTATGAATTTGATAGAAATCCTAAATCGGCAGCTTTAATTGATGCAGTTCTAAACAATGAAGCCGATTATAATAATAAGGATAATAGCAGTGATAGACCATTGGGTAAATATCAAACTGGTTTTTCAGTAACTTATCAGGCTAGTCGGGGTGCAGGTAAAACTTATACTTTGCTTGATATTGTCGCCATCTCAGCCTTTCAATTGCCAAGGGCTTTGGCTGCGGTTGGGTCAAGAACATTTAAACAGGTTCAAGAAATTATATTATCTCAATCTACAAAAGTCTGGGAAAAGTGGAGATTAACTGAGTATGATTCAAAAAATAATCGTTTTGGAAACTATGTTGTAAATAAAAGGCCTCCAGAGCATTTTGCAAAACCATATACTGCACCCAAAACTTATGATAATACTGTGAGCTTTGCCAATGGTTATGCTGTGCAAGCGGTTAGTGCTGATCGTGAAGATACTCAAAGGGGACTAAACCTAGATCAGTATTTTGGTGATGAGTCAGCATTTCAAAAAAGATCTTTTTTTTCCAAAACAATTTCTCCTGCCATCCGTGCAAATAAGTACTGTTTCCATGATCCAAGGCCGCATAGAAAAGGATATAATCATCCCTTGCATTGGCTTAAGATGCAGTTTTCTTCAGCTCCATATTCACCTGAAGGACTTTGGATTTATGAGAATGAAGAGCGAATGAATAATGAAATAAAACTAAAAGGCGGATATAAAAATTATTTTTATTTGGAGGCTACTGCCTATGATAACCTAAAGTTTTTACCTGGTGACTTTATTAGTGAGCAAAAGGCAAACTTGACAGATTTTGAGTTTGATGTTGAGATAATGAATAAGCGGGTACGTAAAGCCCAGAATGCTTTTTATCCATCATTTAGTGAAGAAAAACATGTAAAAGATTACTATGCTTATAATTTTGACGATAAAGAATTCCGTACAGATATAAAACAAGAAGCTTATGATGTATGGAAACCTTTAGAAATGTCATGGGATTTCAATGGGTATTTTACTTGCTGTGTTGTTGCACAGGACTTTAATAAAGAGTTTAGATTTATCAAAGAGTTTTGGGCTAAAGAATCTGACTCAACATTGATTGCAAAGGTTTGCGATGACTTTGTTAATCATTATAAAAATCATCTTAAGAAAGTTGTGTATTTGTATGGAGATTCAGGAGGAAACCAAAGATCTCCAGGAGAAAACTTCTTTAATGATATTAAAATGCGTTTAAGAATTGCAGGTTATATGATCATTGATTGTCTTGAGAATACTTATCCATCATTTGCTTCACGTTATAAAGTAATTAATGGTTTGTTATCAGAAGAAAAACCATCGCTTCCAAAGATTAGATTCAACGCCGATGCATGCAAATCATTAATTGTTTCAATCATGAACACACAGACTCAAAAGGATTCATTCGAGAAGAACAAAGCAAACGAAGGAAACCTTCGAATCGCTCAGGAAACTGTTACACACTTGTCTGATGCTTTTGATTATATTTTGTACAAAAAGTTTTCTCAATT